CGTAAGGGCAAGAACTTTTCTTAAGGTTCTTAGCAATGAGTACCTAACTAACGTCTTAGGCGTTGCTACTTGCAATCTTTCGTAAGATTTTGAATGTCTCAAAATCGCGCAGTGGACGATCCTGCTTTTCCTGGTTATACGTCGGTCTGAACCCTGCGATGTTCTTTACTTCCTCCCAATGTCCATCAACCTGGGAATCGGTTAACCTCACGAATCTGAGAATGTTTCGGTTGGCTCTCGCTATAAATCCCACATACCACTCAAAGAGTGGGTGCGTGCAGCAGTTTTCGGCAATCATGATAACTCTAATCGCGAATGCTTCCCATCCATATTCCTCAGCATTAAAATAGCGCTCAGGGAACACCTGACTAGTAAGATTTCTAATCAGTGGATACACTCCTGCATGTTTTATTGTGCCGTCAGGTCCGTCATAATTTGTCCATATCTTTCTCTGTAGAAAAGTTGAAGTATCCTGATCCTCCACTCCATCTTGTTTAGCCGGATTGCCAGGTAATCCTACGTCCGCAAAGGTATCCATAGTTAGATCTAGTAATTCTTTAGATACATCTGCAAATTCTAACCCGCTGCGGTAAACCAAGAGCCACAGCTGGTCGTCGCCTATCCCCATCGGAACCGCGGCAAGAATGTTCTCCGACATGAACCCACGATTCAGAAGGTAATGGAAAAGAATGAAGTTGAAAACTGTCTCTAATAGATTTGTCCACTCCGAACCCGAAAGTAAGGCGTGCTCTTGATCGACAAACCCTTCAGACGTGATAATTGGTGCAGTAAATGGATAAAGAATGTACTGCTTGAGTTCAGGCCACCACTTCGGCTCGAAGAATCGTTTTATTACATCGAACGCCTCCATGGCATGATATTTATTAAAGTGCTGGTCCATCTTGGTGTAATCAGCTCCAAAACGTAGAGAAGAGTCGCCTCCCCAACACTTTGATATTACTTCCTGGACTGTGTCCCATCCTCGCCAAGGGATGAAAAACAATAGCAACTGTTTGCGCGACCACTTTTGTTTTTCCGGGTTAAGAGATCTTAACACGGTACTTGCTCTCTCAGTACAGTAGTCTTGAAACGGACGCGAGAACCGAGTGCCGCCACAATTCACGGCCATCGGAGCTGGAAAAATAAAACGAGCATCCACTCCCGTCTTACCCATTTGCGCTCGGGTTGCTACAATAAAAGGGTAACGATCCACAAGCCCCGAGTAGTAGCAGGATACCGCGTTTTCCAAAGCTGCTGCACTCTTCCTTTTCCGGAATAGAGGATATCCAGAATTTGTGACGAACTTGTTTTCGTATAAACCCCTTTTGATTACTTCACCAATGGGGAGAGGCCTACCTGTGCCATTCAGGCCGAGAGTCCTTATTGCATCAGATTTTGCCTGGTTCCACTCTTTCGATTTGAAAATAGCTGGAGGAGCTAAATGAAGGAAGTATTCATTGAACTTTTCTAATCGTTTCGTGAATGGTGCGGCCCCACCCTGTGGTCGGAACTTATCCTTCTTAGATATGTCCCATTCAGCTAAGTCACGCATTTCAGACATCGACTCAAGCTCGGCAATCACTTGGGACAGTATCCACTCTGGATCTTTATTCTCATAGAACCAGGATCTCTCTGTATCTGATGTACCTTCCTGCAATCGTCTAAGCATCGATCGGGCGCTATTAGAAGATTTGATGGCTTCTTTCACATCCGATGGATAACTAAGGAAATGAACTACTGAATTCATGCTCTTATCCTTCTTTCGTTTACTTTGCGTGCTTATCCTGCAAAAGATATTTTACTCACGCTTTGATCTAGGCCTCTCAATAGGTTCTTCAACCCTTCGAGGTATGTAAGGTGCTGTGCCCCGTAAGTTGCAGTAATCTCTCACCAACTCGTTGAGGTAGTAATGGGTGAAGAAGATGTCCAGATGCTTTGTGTTAGCGATAGAGTACCAGTCCATCTTCCACTGTGACACGGTGTCGAGCGGAACATCTAATTTCGTAGCGCTCCTCTTGATCATCTTGCCTTCAGGTAAGATCATTAAGTCCACATGAGGTCTGAACTTAACCTGCAGAACTTCTGGCTCGTTTAGAAGTACGGTGAAACCTTCCTCATCATAACGCCTTGCCATTTGGGCGTACAGATTCAGTTGAGCCTGGTGCGAAATACCCGTCATGTTGCCTGACTCACGATAGTAATCGAAGTCGAGATCAACGAACCCTTCCTGAGTTTTCGCTAAAGTGGTTTTTCCTAAACCGGGGAATGCTAGAATAATCATAACAATTATTCTCCTTTCATAGAA